TTTTCGAGATAGGGGATTGAGCCGAATAAGGGAGCGTATATTGGTCGTGAGGTTGAATGTCGAACACCCAACACCAGACCGCAAAACTCAATCCCCATCTACTTTTTTTGATTCATCAGATAGTTCCAGATACTCCATCATGGCTTTGGTTAAAATTTTAAGTTCAGAATCATAATCGTATTCTTTCAATCCAGATTCAGGATCAGAAAATGCTATTTCAGCCACGCTACCCAAAAGAGAATTAAACTCTTTTTGCTTAACATTATCAACACCATTACGATATACATCGTGGAACTCGCCTTTTAACTCAAGTTTCTGTTTGTATTTAATATCTCGAACTATCAATTCAAGATCATCAACTTCTATTTTCATGTTACGCTCCCTATTAATTAGCAACCTATTTCAATCAACTCTGTACTTGAACCCTCACCAGCACCTAATGCTTTAACTGAAACATCTAACATCATCAAATTTGCCTCATTGAATGAAACATCTGTGATGACACTACTTGCCATTTTGAATCCAAAATAATCATCTACAATAGATGCTTGATGATTCATCAATGTTGCACCTTGTGATGCTCCAGTTGTCTGGTTGTTGAATGTCTCAAATAGTCCTGTGAAATTATCATCATATAGAACTGTGAAGGATGCTGATGCACTAGCCTCTCCGGCTCTTGTTGCTTGTTCAAATCCTGTTGATGTTAATCCTACGAATTGAACATCATTGACAAGTTCCAAACTAAAAGATGATAATACAGATTCAGCAATTCCAGCTATTGACCTATGAGTACCGGTTGCCCAAGCACTCATAAAATAGTTGGTTTGTGATATGGCTGTATCAGTTGTGATGGATGTGTTGGTTAGGTCAGCAACAAGCGATCCCGTTTTTATCGTAGCAGAGAATTTAATTCTACCACCTTCAGTATTCGCATCGCCATTCAATGTGAGATTGGTACAAAAACAATCCTTAAAGGCTAGGTCTTTACCAGATGCCGGGGATTTGTATACAACACTCAATAACTGTTGTCCAGTTTGATTTGTAGTTGCTGATGTTAATGTACTGGTCGATATATTACTTGCCATTGCATATGGAGATGATGCATCCCCAGTTAGATTTGAAAGTAATAAATCAAGTCCAGCAGTTGTTGCTGTTCCAGATATGCTTATTTCTTTGATTGAGCCTTTGATATCTTGAAAGAAATCAGTTGCTTGTAGAACTCTTGAACCAGAACGAACATCCATGACTTGAGTAACACCCAGAGAAGGTGTACCAATCGAATCCACATCTAAAGCTATATATGGATTGTCTGGTGAGCCACTACTATTCGGATTAAGTGTTCCCCAATCATCTTGCTCTGCAACAAGAAACTGAAACTCTTTAGGATCAAAAGCATTTCCAGCTATTGCCATTATTTATCTCCTTTGGGTTTTTTTACTTCACTAATCAATTCTTTTGCTGATGGATGTATTTTATCCACTTCAACACTTTTGCCAGAATTGATTTCATCTATTAAACTTTGGTCATACCCACTCTCTCTGAAACAGAGACCTATGGGAACTTTCAACTTTCTATCTTTTAATTTTATCTTCATGATGCCTCGAATATGGTTACTGTTAAATTAATGTTTGCTCTGAACTTTGCTTCTTCTTCATCTTTTTCATAAGATATTGATTCTACTCTACCACCGAAATAATCTGTTCCATCTTTTGCATTGTTATCTGGTGCAAATAATCTTTTAATATGTTCAGCAATGTTTGATACTTGTTTAAAATGTTTTGCATTTATCATACCACCAACATTCAATTCATATTCAAGCAATATACCGACATCTCTTTGTTGTCCATTTGCGAATATCTCAACTAGAGTATCCTCAACCGGGATGATTAAAATGCTAGATGCACCTTGATGCTTATCCATCACGATTGGAATCTTTAATTCATTACCTAATGTTTTACGAAGGTTGCTGATTACCTTATCATAAATATTATTTGTGTAATCAATAGGCATTATAATCTTCCGACAAATCCATATTTAACCGGTTGAACTCTTGTGCTTATTTCTGGGTTACATTCAAGTTCCCATTCGTCATTTGTAGTGTACAAACCTTCAGAGAATAATACTTCCATTCCATTTGATGCGATATCCCAATTTCCGGTGACAGTTTCACCATCAACACTTTTAACTATTTTTAGACCACTACTATCACCAGTATATACATCATAGGTAATTGAACTTGCTGAACCATAGGTAAGGGTTGCACCATTTGTGATCTTTATCTTTAGTCTATCCCAAGCAAATGGTTTGCCTCTGACATCCAACACTCTCCCTGTTGTGTTGGCATTCAAACTTATTTCCCTAATGATACCAGCATTCTTTTCAGATGATTCATCTTGTTCTAGTATATATTGACCAGAGCGAACCTTATCTAAATCTCCAGTACCTTCATCATTGGTTACTCTAGCCTTTAATTCATTAGCTTTGTTTATATCATAAGGTGCAATCATATAATAACAAGCAAGAGTAGCTGTATTTAGAACAATAATCTCCGGGAATGAGTTACCCATTGCTGAATCTTTCTGCTTATAGATTGGCACTCCAACCATTGACCTCACCATATCACTTGCTCTTTTAATGCTATTTGATACATGGGTTGCAAAGTCAGCACCACTCTCTACAATAGAACTGTTAAGCGTATTAGCACTTCCACCACTTTGGTATAGTTCTAGTAGGTCAGTGGCACTATTGTATTTGTATTCATTATCTGCATTAGGTGTATCAGTCACGACTGTCATCTCTTGCCCATCTACATACAACTGGTCTACTGTTCCAGAATCATATAGATAAAATAAATGAGATGTACCAGATGCAATGAAGTTTGAATTAAGTATTCTTTTGGAATCATATTGTCCTATTTCTGGGCAAATATATCTCAAATCGTCAGCCTCACAGTATTGAAATTCACTCATGCTCTAAAATCTCCATAGTTTATATCCAGAATTTCAAATTCAGCATTCTGGAGCCTGTTAATTATTTCTGCAACTTTGTTGATCGTCTTACCATCGGCATTGATTAGGTCGTATATTTTAATCTCTTTTGCAATTCTGATTGATTCATCAACATTTTTAAACGGTTGTTCATGTGCATAATCATTACTCATCGCTCTCTCCAATTTAGTTTTCATCTTCTTTTTCGTGGCTTATATGGACATTTATTCATATTGCTGATATAATTATTATTCTTTGCAATGCCACATCTCAATTCATCCTTTGTTTTACCACAAAAAGCACATTCCTTATCTTTAATTGGACAATACAAAAACATTAATCAATCAATTCTATGTGACATAGGTCATCAAATCCATTATCTTTTGTTGTTCTTTGTTCTTTACCACTCATAACATCCTTATCAAGACTTGGTGAACTCCAATCTCCTCCCCATCGTACATTGATTCCCATTTGTGTTGCTATGCCTAGAATAAAGCCACCTAAATAATGCCAATCATCTCTATTGTCCCAGTCTATACCAGCCTTGCTGTATGGAGCAATATCAACCGCCTTACCTCGAACGTGCTTTCCATATTTTGTTTTTGATTTGCCTTGTGCCACTAATTCATTTTGACGTTCTTGGCTTCTCAACCCTTCGATGATTGTGATATCGTAATACTTAACAACCTCATTTAAGACATTTACAAGCCTAGAATCAACACCTTTCAATCGTTGCCTACTTCTTCTACCAAATTTTGGCATTAACCAAGCCTCCTTATTACAGATTCTGCCCATGCCCTACCGGGATTACCTCCCCACAGATCCCAAGCGATAGCGGCTCTGCTATTCTTATCGTTCCTTCTGTTCCTTCTTTCGGCTGGTGTATCATGTCTTGCAAAGAAAGATGTTATTCTTCTAATGGTTTCAATAGGGATATTTTGACCATTGGAAAGAGACCTTGCCCTTGCAACACCAACACTAGTACCACCTCTTCTTGATGGAGGTAGTTCCCTACGCCTTTCTAACGCTCTACGAGCCTTATTCTGGACACTTTTAGGAGGAACTGGCACCTACTTACGTCTCTTTGATTTTGTCATCTTTTTACGCTTTTTTGGTCTACCAACTTTTGAGTATGTTCCTTTCCCTTTTGGCATTAGAGACCTAACCTTTTTAATAGTACACCTTTGATTATTTTCCACAAAGCCTCAAGAATGGCTCTCTCTGTTTTCTCTGAAATGATAGGTATATCAACAGCTTTGTTGATTTCATCTATGATTTCATCTTTTGTTTTATCTGATAGTAATTCATCAGCTATCATTTTCATTAACATTAGATTATCCTCATTATTGTGTTTACAATTATTGGAAATGTAATCAAAGCAATTCCTCCCCAGACTTGCATCTTTGCAATATCTGTTTCATGCTTATCTACTTTTCCATTCAATTTATCCAAATGCTTCTCAATTCTACCCAATCCAGAATAGATATTTTTTAACCTCTCATCATGCTTTACGAGGATGCCATATATTTCTTTATTATCCATCTTCGCTCCCGGTAATGCTGTGAAATCTTCCACCATTTTTTGGCAACTGTTTCTTAATTACCATAGTTTTCAAACTCTCGTTAGGTACTGCCATTTTTATGTTCCACCTTCCATCTTGGTCTTTCATGTAAAATACTGTTTTCCTTATTCCCATCCTTACAATTCTAGCTGGTCTTTCATCGGTTCCAAGATACACAACATCATCTTGATTGAGATCGTTTCCCAAAAATACCATAAGACCTTCATAGACATTTAATATAAGTCCTTTAAATATGGATACAGATAAATATGCGAATACAAGCCAAACAGCCTTTCCAAATAATTGTTCTGCAATGTGTTGAAACTCATTATGATTCATCTATTCTCTTTATTAAACAACTTCCAAGATAAAGGATTTACATTAATATTCATTTTTTCTTCATAGAATGAAACTCTACTCTCCAATTCTGACCTTTTCCGCTGTTCCTCCATGCTGTGCTTATCAAATAAACTCCGAATTTGGCTATCTGTTTCCACCAGTTCTGTTTCAAGGGTTGTAAGTCGAGACATAATATTATAGTACCCATACACAAGACCACCCACAAGAACACATAGCTGTACCATCCAACGGAGATTGATGCTAAAAGTATAATGGTCATCAACCACAGCACCACGATAACTTCTCGCTGTTTTAACATCACTCATGTTCTATATCTTCAAACTGATGATGCAACCAGCACCAGTTTGAGCTTGTGTAAATCTTTCCATGATAATAATGCATATTAGAATCAGCATCCATTATCTCTATAAATACTGTATTTGTTACAGTATCCTGTGGAGTGAGTACAACACCTCCTACGCTCCATCCCTGACTGCATCCTGTTACTGTTAAAAGAAACAGGAATATCATAAGAAGTATCAATGTTCTCATAAACAACTTCAAAATCATCTCTACTTATTTTCTTGATCGTATTTTTCAATATGCTTATCTATTTTTGATTTATAATGTTTTAATCCACCATCTAATTGCCGAAGATTAAAAGCCATCTTATCCCTTTTATTATTCAAATCTAAATATTGATTGAAATCATCAATCTCATATTCGTCGAATAAACTTACTTTGTACTTCTTACTTTGATATTCAAAGGTCTGTTCTTGTGGTTTTTCTTTATTTTTTGCCACGATACCTCCCTATTTTATTATTCTGATTCAGTAATACTATCTGCATAAGCAGACTTCAAATCATCTGTCCATAATGCACCAGCTAATGCTTTTAATTCATCAGATTCGCCACTTATATCAGCATCTGGTGATAATACTTTTCTACTATATGAATAAGATAGTTCCTTACCATCTTCCATTATAGAGGTTTTACAGCGTTCTTGAATAATTTTATATTCACCACGAACCTCATAATCGTATGTTACTTTTTTTTCTAAAGACATTATTTACTCCTTGTTAGTTCCACTTAATTATCCAATTAAGAATTATGTTGTTAAATAGCTACCACTAATCATAAATCCACCATCTGCTGATAACTCTGCTCCTGTCATTTCACTGCCACCAGTTGCAGAATCCCAGAGCCAGACTTTAGCATAAGATGTGCCTTTCCAAGCAGTTAAATTCATGCTATGCCCAGCAGTAATGTTTAAACCTTCGCAAGAACTAACCGCAAAAGCAGAATAATTACGATTACTGTCTGCAACTGCAAATGGTAGCCCTGTTACTCTTATTGCTCCACTTACACTTCCGAGCGATGTTACTAAAATATATGCTGTAACTGTTACCTTATTACCTACCTTCGTATATCTACCGCCAATAGCACCATGCATTGTTGCATTATTAGTACCATCTGAAACAACTGGAGACCAATCGCCTTCTTCATAATCATCAAGTGTGTTCGCATCTGAACTTGCATTTTGAGATGCTGGGAATTTTAATTGACCAGATGTTAATTCTACTACTCCAGCCGAAGAAATAGTCAGCCTATCAGTTGATGGGCCAGACCTAAATATCATATTATCAGAGCCATCAACTTTGATTTGTCCTTTTACAGTTTGACTAGCATTTTCCTTGAAAGAAACAATTGCAAAGTCATCAGAGCTTCTGCCATGTATATCTAATACAGCAGAGGAATCACCATTGGCTTTTATTGATAACCTTGATGATGGAGACATTCCAATCCCGATATTATCTGTATTTAGATATAATGATGATCCTGTACCATCTCCATCAACAACTTGTATTGCATTAGAGCCATTTCCAGCAACTAATGAATCTGTATTTCCATTTAGTTTTAATAAAGAAGTATAACTACTTGCTACACTTGCCCCTGTTAAACTTGCCATTTTCTATCTCCTTTCCATGAGATTTTGTTCACAGCTTCCTGTGAGGTTATTATTAATCTATGAAGTTCCACTTACGATCTTCATCTTCAAATTTTGTAAGCATATTTTCCCATTTAATCTTACCCATGTACTCATCACTCATTGCATTTATACTTACACCAGACTCACCTTCCATATCAGCAAATGCAATTCTTAAAGCAGAGTTGATACTTGTTCCAGAGCCTCCCTGACCATTTGCCCATTCTTTCAACATCTTACCCAATGATCCAGAATGTCCTAACTCTTCAAGACCAGCACGAACCGAATCATTTAAACTTTTTGAGCCAGATGTTATTCCAGCTATATCGCTGAAATACTCTCTCATTATTGAATTAAAACTTTTCTTTGTTCCTAATGCCATTTATAATCCTTTAGAGTTGGGGAGGGAACCGAAATCCCCTCCCCTGTTATCATTATGATACTTTATGATACTTTAGTATGAACCTCTACACCCCAACCATCAATGATTTCTGTAACTCCCCAGAAACCACTTCCGATGATGTTATCACGAAGATATGAACCTTCACGATATACCTCGGTCTTGATTAGTTCTCCAGCGTATCCCATTCCCAATGCACCGGGAACAAAGACTCCACCTTTAACAGCGTTTGATGCAACTGTGAACTCTGGTGATGAATGGATACCAATACCAGCGATCTGTGATACAAATCCTGTTCTAGCACCTTCATCCTGTACACCAGCACCAGCGAACTGGGCCGCTGTTACTAGGTCATTATGAACTCCATAAGTTCCCCAGATCTGTCTTGGATCTAAAACTGCACTAGGTTGCCCAAGAGCAGAATTTTGCTTTAGACTAGAAAGAGCAGAAAACAGATTATCAACAGATAGAGCCGAATCACTAGCACCGGCAGTATTTGAAAATCCATCCATAAGAGCATTCAATAATGCATCGGCTTTAGCGGCCATTGCATTACCTAACAATGCACCAACATTAGATGCGACATCATCAGCATTAGATCTCATTGCCTCATCATAGATTGGAACCATTGCTGAATACATATCCAGAGTTGCTGTTTTCTTTTCAGAATCCAGTTGTGTTGATGGTGTTACAGTACCTTCAGCAGTATTTGCTACATCAGCACTAGTTAGTTTGTTACTTCCAGCATTGTATGCAATGAAAGTTATTTGGTCAGCCTTTGGTTCACCTTTTACAGTTACCAATGGCATTGTGACATTTGCTTCCGAGAATTTAATTACTGCTTCTGATTCGATTACTTCAAGTAATCCACCAGCGAAATTCCCTGTATCTCCAGCGGCCATTTTGTATTATCCTTTTTTCCCAAATATAGCATCCCATCGGTCTTGCGAGATGTGAGTAAATGTACTCCTCAAGTCCTTGCATAAAGGAGCCTTCTCTTGTCCAACACAAATCCTAAACCCATCTTCGTATGGTATTTGTTCACCATTTGAAACATAGATATGCTCACCATCTTTCGATACAGCAGATGATACACTTCCAGTATCCATTCCGGTTGTAGGATTATTGTTAATTGAATTTAGATGCAAAGGCTTCTTTGATTTTCGCATAACTTGATTTGTCCAATTTCCCACTCGCAACATCCCGGGCCGCATCTGTCAAAGTACTATAACCTTGATAACCAGATGCAGTTGAGTTGTCTACACTTGGAACATTAGTTTGTTTATTAATTAATTTTGAATGAACTACTTTCACTTGAGAATAATTCATTTCTTTAAAAGCATCCCTCTCATCTTCAGAGAAATCTGCTAACATCTTCTCAATCTCTGCATTATCTCTATCCTTATAGGATTGAAGTTCTGGAGTGATAGAATCATACTTTGCTTTTGTTTCTTCGTACAACATCTTGTATTCATCGTTTTCAGCTAGTTGTGATTGTCTATCCTCTTCCATCTTCTTCTCAAGTTCTGCAACACGAGATTCAGCTTTCTGCAATCGTTCTTTCTTCTGCATAACCTCTCGCAGTAAATCACTATCTTGATTGCTAGATGATGATTCATTCCGGCTGTCAGTAGCCACCTCTTGTACGCTATCTTGTACTGTTTCTTCGCTCATGTCCGAGCCTCCCTTCATTTACCTATTTTAAGGTTGATTGGCTTTTTAGTAGCCTCCCTAGCATTCTTCTCGATATGCTTATCAACCTCATTCAAAATAAATCTTTCAACACCTTTCGATACTGGTCTTACATTACTGGTTACTGTTCTACCCATATCATCATTCCATTGAATCTTCTGTGCATTAGTACCTGACCAACCAATTACAACTTTATCTTTTGTGAATCCTCTGGTTTGTAGATTCCCCATCATGTCACCAGTAAGTTGTAAATCAACCTTTGATGAGGTAGATGATTGCCTCTTGAACTTGCCAGATGTTTTTCTTGTTACATAATCTTGTGCATATATTTTAATCTTTTTATTGTTTACTGTTTTTGTAAACCAAAATGGCTCATGTCTTTTATATGGCGTAAACTTCTTACCAAATACATCTTTGCCACCTTTGGTAGTATGCACTCGTATTCGGTCTGCTGATTCATCACCAACAAACTTCCAGAATCGCTTGGTGAATGTTGGTATATCTCTTAATTCTTTAGCCATTTAATTGCTGTTGAGGTGTTAATGGTGTTCTTTTGAATCCACCTTTGTTATCAATAAAATTCTTTGCTTGTTCGGGATCAGTTAGTTTCTTTGAAACCGATGTTTCTTTTGCCCATCTATGTCTACAATTAAATCCTCCACCATCAACAAATGCACCGGGATACTGTGATTTGACCTCATCCATTGTTAGGCTACCAGCAGACATCATATCTAAACATATATCTCTGGTCCTATCATCTATCGGACCTTGATATACATAAGTAGCATCTGGTGAATCAAAGGTTGCCATCTCTGCTGTGACATTTCTTTCAAATGTATTCAATGCAGTATTAGCTAGTGTTTCGGCTTGGTCTGGTCTTAATACATTGCCTAACATACTTTGTGCAATCTCTCTCTCGGTCTTACCACCTATAATACCTTTCACAGCCTCATCTATAATCTGTTCGCCCATCGTACCAATCTGCTTTCTAAATGTAGCCTCATCCAATCGAACTAATGCTTGTAGCGTTTGCTCTGTTACTTGTCCTGTTGCTTCCATTCCAAGTAGTACACCTTCGTATGATGCGATGTATTTATTCAGATTGTTCTGCATACCAATCTTATTAAAAATATAATCATCGACATCAAGCGTGGAAATGAGCGAGATAAACTCTTCCCTTGTTAGTGACCTTTGCAGATCGAGTATATCTTCGACCATTTGTGCTTGAGCCTTCTGCAAGGCTTGAGCGAATTGCTGTGCTATTTGGTCTTTATCCACGCTGTAATGCCGATACTAATGGAGATTGAGGTGCTTGTGGCTCTTCTACCTCCGGTTCTAATTCTTTTAATCTCATCTCTAATTCTTCATCAGTTATATCTTTATTGAAGTTTCTATATAATTCTTTCTTATCCATCAAACCATTATCCAACATAAATTGGAGTTTATCTTTCTCAACCGACCATTCTTCTGGATAATTAGATTCAGAGAAATCAACTGCAAATGATTCATCTAATACTCTACCAGTATGAACCTCTATGATGTTTCTATCTATCATATATCTTTCTTCTTCAAAGTCTTGGAACATAGGTATATCAGATTCTCTCGATTCTAGGTTCTCCATATTTAGAATCTTCAAGGCTTGCCCACTTGGAATCTGGCCTTGTTCACCCCAGCGTATAGATAAAGCATGATTCTGACCAGTAACATTTAATAATTCTTTTACGCCACTTATCATCTGGTTAATGTTCGAGGGAGGCGAAACGAAGGACATGGTACTATTTTCTGGAAGAGAAATCAAACGATCCACTCCCCACTTTAAATTTGGAACTTCTTGGTCTATCCCTGTAATAACAGGAGAACCCATCTGATACCGAGTAGCCAACATTACCTCGGTAAAGGCTATACTAGAATGAAGTGATGCGATTGTAACATCCATTGCATCGTAGGGAAACATGATTCGAGATATAGGATTACTTTGATAAGGATTAATCATCTCTGGATTCCCTTGTATCGGATACACTCTGCCATTGATATCATAAAGAAAATGCATTCCCGGTTCACCATCTCTGGACTCACTCCAGAATACAAACTCTCTATCACCTCTTGAATTCATACCACGCTCATATGAATAGCCATATGGTTCTAACTCACCTTGATAATAATACTCTCGTACATTAGGAAGGATGTGGTATTCAATCTTTTGCTTTCTGTCATTCCATACCGATTTGATATGTATCGTACCTAATAGCCAAGCCAACTCACTTGCAATCCTAGATGATGAATTAAGATGATGTGTATAGGATAGATATTCTTCTGCTAACTCCCCACCTACGAATCTTTTGGCTGGAGCCTTATACAGCATCATTCTTGCTCTTGCAAACCTAGATACAATCTTACCCAACTCAAGAACAGGAATTTGCGATAGGGAAGTACCGGGAAAGTAATCTTGAACATATCTCTTGATATCCCTGTTGTAATAGAAATCAATTCCCATTTGTCTACGCTTATACTCATCTTTTAAAACAATATCTTCAGCGTTCTTAATGCTTTCAAATACTGCCTTGCTCCCCAAGTCTGGTATCGTTATCATGTCATAATATTTCATTTACCACTCCACCGATGTTGGGATTCTGCTAATGATAGGATGTTTGTATGCAATGTAATAACTACAGGCATCGAGCATATGAGTTAATGTAATATCACTCTTATCAATCTTACCATCTCTGCTTCTCTGTACTTGCTCTAAATCTTTTATCAAATGAATACACTTTGAATCAACTGTCATTCTTACCTTACTCTTGGCATCCTTCAGCATTCTATTTAAAGCATTCAATCTATCAATCACAGGAGGGTTCGCTTTCTTGGCTATAACATGAAAAGAATAATCTTTTAGGATCATGTGGTCCGAACGATTTGATGTAGTGGACCTAGCTGATCCAGCACTATCCGGATATACCGGGATGTTTGGTGCAGTAGCCTTCATAGCCTTCGCCATCTCTTCTGTATTTGAATTGGTTTGCCTTATCTCATCAAAGTAGTGAATCGTACCATCAGAGAACTCACAGCCTAATACAGCACTCATGTAATCAACATTGAAATCCATTCCCCAGAATAAGTTGTTTGATAGTTGCTCTGCTTTTTTCACATGGGTATTTCTATCAAAGTTATAAGCGGCTCTGTTTCCTGTTGTTTCAAAGGATGCAAGAAACTCTGTTTTAAATGCCCTCTCATCCATCATGCTCTTGGCTTTTTCTATCTCTTCTTGTGGTACATAACCACCATCAACTGTTGTGAATTGCCAAGACTTCCAATCCTTATCGTTTCCTTGCCCTCTTAAATAAGCATCATATAGATGGTCATATCCATTTGGTGTACCAATAAAAAAAGCCTCGCCATCTGTTGTTGTCAGCATAGGATAGATAATCTCATCCCATACGTGAGGTTTGATATAGCTGTACTCTTCCATAACAACCATATCTAGACCAGCACCTCGAAGATTGTTTTCTTGTTCTGCACCTCTAATTGCAATCTCTGATTCATTTGGTAGCTTAACAGTAAGTTCTGATTCATTGATCTGGCAGTCATATTCTCTAAATAGTTGTCGCATTAACTTCCAAGTAGTAGCCTTTCCCTGTCTGTAGGTTGGTGTAATAATCCATCGCCTCTCTCCAGATTTGATTTCTTTTGTTAGTAACCATATCAAAGATAAATGAGATTTTCCAAACCTTCGACCAGCGACCAAAACCTTTCGCTTGGCTGGATGATTTACAATCTCTTTCCTGTTTGTATCTATATTCCAATCAATCAATACTTAATATTCTAATAGGTTCAGTTTTATAACTAACTTCTCTACGCTCCCTACTTTTCCCTTCTGTTCTATCTGCTAATTCTCTGGCGGCTTGTACATTCCCATCCATAGCCTGTTTTATTTGTCCTATAATAACAGCATGGCGAAATGATTTATCTGCCTCAAGGTTCAAGTTCTTTATCTTACCATTGCTCATTTTCATTGTTATATCTATTTCATTTGAATCAAGTAATTGATTTGCAACATCTGCCCATGCTTCACCTTTCTTTGGTCTACCTTTTGGATTACCAGATTGACCGGGTTTCCATCCTTTGCCTGTGATTCCGCCTTCGTTGTTTTTCTGTTGTTTATCAACCTTCGACACGCTCAACCCTTTCTGCTTTATTGCCTGTAAACTCTTCCCATCTTTTAACTATTACATCACAGTAATGCGGATCAAGTTCCATACCATAACATTTACGATTAGTTTTTTCACAAGCTATAAGTGTTGAACCAGAACCAAGAAAAGGCTCATATATCTTTCCTTGCTTTTGACAACTATTATTAATTGCTTTTTCAGCTAATTCAACTGGTTTTTGTGTAGGATGTAAATACGATGAAGATGGATCTCTTTTTATTTTCCAAACGTCTGATGCCTCATTTTCTGTCCTACCAGAAAACCAATGATCTAAACCACCGCCTTTAGGTTTATAGCCAAAAAATATAATTTCATACTGATTATGATAGTTATTGGGTTTCATTACAAATCCATTTTTCACCCAAATTAAATGTCTAGGTAATTGGTTTAAAAATCTATCAAATAATTTATCGTAAAGACCTAGATTTCCTTCACTTCCACAAAAGTAAAATCTTGCATCTTTTTTTGTTGCAATTTGAACAGCTAAATCGAAAGAAAAAGGTATCGCTACTTGTGTCAAATCTCCAGCAATGGTTTTATTTCCTTTTGCTCCACCTTTTACATTGACTCCATAAGGCGGATCAGTAAACACCATATCAGCTTTGTTACCATCCATCAATAAATCAACATCTTCTTTGTTAGTTGCATCCCCACATAATAACCTATGATCTCCAAGTATCCATAAATCACCTTGCTTTGTTATGGCTTCTTCTACTTCTGGAATCTCATCATCATCTATTAACCCTTGTTCTGGTTCATCTTCATAGAATTGTAATTCATCATCTGTGAATCCCCAATCCATTAACTCACCTACATCAAAGTAATTAGCTAATGAATCGTAATCCCATTCACCTACATTCTTATTGAGTCTTATGTTTAGTTCTTTTTCTTGGTCTAGGGATAAATCAACCTCAACACATGGAATCTTTTTCATCCCTAATTCTTTTGCTATTCTTAACCTTTGATGACCTCCAACAAGTATATTATCTCTATCTTTGTTTTTATTTACAATCAAGGGATCTACTAGGCCAAATCTTTGTATGGAGTCTTTTAGTTGAGCGTGTTGCTCTTTGGTGAGTTGGCGAGGATTATACTCGGCCATTATCAGATCATCTGGTTTATAGTCTTGTACTTTCATATTTATTTAGTTGCCCGGACAACAATGTCCAATTCCTGTCTATCGCCTTCAATTTCAATCTCTAATCTGTCGTTTTCTTTGTGAGTGAGGCTTGAACACGCCTCTATATATACAAGGATTCCACTACAAAATCCGAGTTTTTTGTTTTATAAGTGATTAATTATATTGAATATAGATATACTACAAAATTTAAGAGCATACACCAGTATACTACTTTTTAAAAAACAGTATACACCAGTATGCTAATGTTTAGGGTAGTGAGAACTATGCTACGTTGTTATACCAAGCTATAAATAGACATATATAATACTTCTGTATACCGAAGTCATCCTCTTGTAGTTTTGCATTCTTCATCTATCTAGCGTATCTACTTTATTAAGCCATCTACCCTAATTTTATTTAACATATCATTGCCCATTTCAAGAATGTTCTTGTTTTCAAAAAGAGAATCAAGAATGCTCTTGTTTTTAAAAAGAGGAAAGTACATACTATGCATATTCCTCTTTTAAGGTATAGGATATAAACATTGGATTTAACATATCATTGTCTATCTCATATAAATCTGATTTGACCTTAATAGCTGTTCCATCTCTTCTAACCCTTATAGAACCTTTTTCATGGAACACTCTACGATTCTTGAATTGCTCTTGTGTTACCCATCCGCACATGGTGAGTATTGAATTGGTTTTGTTTATTGAACAGAATAAGTATATATCTGTATTGTATCCATCTTGAGCCGCTAGGAAGTTATTTGTATATCCTAACCTTACCGGGCCTTTCCTTCCCATTGTCTTAACATCTATTCGTTTTCCTTTGAGGCAAAGATCGACTCCACCATCAAAGCCATCTTCACCACTAGCCATAGGTTTATTGTAATAATCACAGATAACATTTTGACCAAGTATTCCAGTATATTGTTCCTCTTGATTTCCATCTGCATATCCTCTTTTGCCAAAGTTATATTTATTGATCTCTCTCCATGTTCTCAACTTAATCCAATGCTTGATTGGAATATCTATCACAGTTCAAATTCCATATCAAGAAGTTTATCCATTGCCCGGTCATAATAGGTCTCTACCGAGTATGCTTTGATTCCAAAATTGTCTGCTATTTGTTGAAAGTCTCTTATCCCTAGATCAAAGTATGCATCAAATATTTCATTTTCTCTTTTACTGAATTTATGTACTGACCTTCTACCAATGATAAAAGCTATCATCTCTTTCTTTTTTGTCTCTCTCTCTATTTTTTGTCTCTCATACTCATCTTCTGATTTTCCGCACATCTCACAGGGTTTAGTATGTGGTTGCATATTATTCCTCTATCTATATTTGTTATAGTCTCTCAAATGTTGTGATATTTCTATTGGTCTTTTTTTACTATATAAAATTTCACCAGAATGATATCCTGATCTATAATCCCAATCTCCTTCATTGTTAGTGTTAGCATACTCACGATCTGCTAGTTTTCTATTACTATCATATTCTTTTTGTAGATGAAATTGTATTTCTTCAATAATTCTACATTTTTCATCGGGTTCTAATTTTTTAAAGTTTTTAAAATATTTAATAAAGAATTGATCTTTAGGAAAATAAGCCTGTTTGTTAAAAACTGCTCTAAACAATCCTTTCATTTTTTTACCTTCTCAATCAGTTCTGTAATAATTAAAAAAGTCATTCCGATAGCAAGTACCCAAAAGAATAATCCTATACCCAATATCAGTACATTTGCTACCCATTCTGCTATATCAAACATTATCATCTTATGCCTCCCTTATATTTAAAAAATCAGATATACCCTTTGCTGTTAATTCTATTTGATGTTCATAGATAGGACTTTCATCTATAAAATGTATTTTTTGATTGTATAGTGTTTCTGCAAAAAACAAAGCATCTTCCTTACTTGGAAACCATCTAAATTTTGTTCCCGGTATTTCTACACAATATAACAATACTCTATATACTTCTTTCACTTCTTTTTTCATGTTACATCTCCCTTATGTTGAAATTTTGCTGACCTACTGATTTTCACAGCAATTACTTTTAATACGTCTATTATAGCAAAAGTCAGCATAAAACTTTGCCTCACTTGGTAGCCAACCATTTCATTACAATCTCTACCTTTCGGATTATCGAGCATTGCTGTAATCCTCTTTCTATAAGATAAAATCATTAAAAAGAGTTATTTGTGAGGCAATTATGGAACCATCCTATAATCATTTTGTAATCTATTTGAATTCCTACGATCTCGAATACTTGCTGTTTTACAGTTACCACATCTTAAAATTGGATACTTATATGCTGTTGTCATATGTACTGCTGATGTTGTTTCTAAATCAGTTGATGTACATACTGGGCAAACATTATCATCTAATAATATTCCGAGGTTAGGATGATTTCTTATAAATGGTCTTACTTCTAAATATAACTGCTCTAATCCAATCACATCATACTTATTGTATTCCATCATCTTATTCAATGCTTCCGGGATACCAGATTCACAATCCTCCCATAATTTATGATTTGTTTCTAACTTGTTTTGCAGTTTGAAGTATTTAGTTAAAAAGTCTTGTTTGTAAGATGGTGCAAAAAATGCCCTTCTACTTACTGTTAATGTATCAATGATTTTAAATGGTGTTGGAGGCCCAAATCCTTGTGATTTAAATCTCCAGTTTAGTTTTCTTAAATCAAACCTTTCTACATTATGACCAATTACTATTTCTGCTTGGTCTAGTAGTTCCCATATAGATTTAAGTATTCTTTTATCATCTCTTTCAAAAGCCTCTTCAGTTGTTACGATGTCACCCTGTACATTTTTATCATATAACCATTTGGCGGCCCAAGATAAACAATACTGATGCTTTGTGATTTGATGATGCTGGATATATTGCTTATAAGTTCCCCAACCTACAAAATGATAAAAGCTAGTCTCTATATCCATTAAAAGTATCTTTGGGAAATCGCTGTACTCCTCTTCAAATCTAGCTTTGAACTGCTTTTTACATTCTTTGCATACATATCTTTGTGCAGTTGGTCTGTGCTTTGTGTATGAAAATCCTTTCTTTGCTATTACTCCACTTCCGCAATGTGGGCATACCATTATTTACCTCCACATCTTTTACATATTGCAACTTTCTTACCCCAGCTTGGAAAGTCTTGATAATACAGTATATTACTACCAGTTCTTTTATCTTTACTCATATAAACTCTATCTCTGTTGTACTCCCAACATTGTTTGCACTTATTACAGAACTTGATAACTCTATCGGCTTGTCTTGATTCAGCCACTCCAACTTTCTCATCCCTCTTTGGTAGTATGCTTTTTTCTTTATCTTCCCATTGCCAAACTTTCATATATCTTCTCCATGTTCTTTTTTTCTTGAGTATTGTCAATCTTTGGATTCTCTGGTAACAATTCAACACCACAACAGTCACTAGATTGCCTTAATTGATATTCATTAGGTAACAATTTATTGCCACATTTCATACACCAAGCCTTATACAATCCAGATGGTGTTCTTTGAAATACTTGCTTTGATGGCTTTTGCTTTGCCGGTTTCAAATCCTCAATCTCATCATTCCAACATTCTTGATTCAACCAAGTAGTAGGATGTTTGACATATGCCTTATCTCGCCCGGCCCATAATTTCTTTTGTTCTTTTAATGCAGACATGATGATCTCATGATCAGTTTTTTTCATAGCAGACCTATATGCACTTTCTGCTTTAGGTCTTGATAATTTCTTATCATACAAATCCCAAAACTCTTCAAATTGATGTATATATATATTCTTTATATTCTTAACATTCTTGTTTAGTGTTCGCTTGTTGTTCACTTGTTGTTTATTTTGCTGTTCATCGTATTGATACTCACCCCAGTTAAGTATTGATATTAAGCGACATCGAGGATTTGTTTGTTGTTCAATTTGTTGTTCACTTTCAAACATCTTTAGCAAGCGTTGTATTTTGCTTTCATTGATTTTGAGTTGCTTTGATATGACCTTTCTGCCAGTAATCAACTGACCGGGTTGCAATGTAATTCTTTCACCTTCTATGATGGCATCGTATTCTTTATGAGTAGCATTTAATAGTAGATACATCCATACAGCCAGATGATCAGTAGACTTCATTACTACCGGATTATCTAATATCTTGCGATGCAGTTTTATATATCCATTATTCATCTATTTAATTCTTTTTATTACCATGAATAGTTAATAAGAAATCTAAATTCATTTTAGAAATACTCAAATTTGCTTTAGCTACTCTTAATGTTCTTATCATTTCAGATATAGTTTTAGTATTGTCAAAAGATAATGATAGTTGGTTGATTTTTTTATTCATTTATTAAAATCTTTTATTTTTGCTTTCAACTCATCCCTCAACAGATTGTAATCTAATTTATTTTTATTAATGGTATTAGATTGTTTTTTTAATCTGTTAAGCCTTGCCTTGCCTAATGTTTTTTCTGCCCATTCTTTGGCCTCTATCGGATGTTTATGCCACCAGTAGAGATGACATCCCAAGCATAGAGCCTTAACATTATCAATATCAAATTGCATTTTTCTAAATTTACCCTTTGGATAGATATGTGAGGCATGGAGCCTATCAGACTTGCCACACCTCAAACATACCTTATCTCTTAAAAGAACATACTCCCTAACTAATTTATTTAGTTTAGTTTTCTGTACTTTGGTCATTAGAATGGCAAATCGCTTTTACGACCATTCATAACATAATCAACCCAATCTTCCACCTCTGCCATTGTATCTTCAGTTAGTTCCTTGCCCTGACTGTATGCCTCAAGAGCAAATCCATGTCTAACCTTCCCGGCCGCTATGGCATCCCAATCTGGTTTGTCATTGGTATCTTTTGTTAATGTCGTGCCTTGTGTTGGCTCAACATTATATACGCTTTTATCACCAAGATCTACATGGGTTATCTTTACAGTATCGCCCTTTTTGTAGTTCACTAATTTCTCATTAGCTTTCTCTGATGCAAAAAATGACTTTTCAGAACCACCATGATTTACACCATAGAGATACCATTCACCATTTGAACTGGTTCCTGTTTTTGGTTGGTCAAAAGATAAAGTAACTACCTCACTATTACCTTTTGGGATTACTAGTTTATCATTCATTGTACTACGCTCCTTATTAGTTGAAAAGTAACATTTAAACATAATGCCCAGACCAATACCATGCCATACTTTTCAATATAGAATATCATTGTTCCAAGATATAATTCTAATTTATCCATTCGATTCTGACTCCATTTTTTCTTTTAAGTATTCTAAAATCTCTTCCCTCATATCTACATCATACTCATCAATTAAATCTAAAATCCCATTAGATAGAGCATAAGCAGTACCTCTGACTTCATCCATTAAATCATCTATTTTTTCATTATCCATTATAGACTCCATTATTAAAGTTCTCAATAAAGCGATCTGTTATATCATCCTTATTGTACACATCTTCTACATAAAAAATTTGAGGGAGACGATCTTTAACTTTGCGAAGTTCCTGTCGGATATCTGTTGCAAGTGAAAATGGAGAATCACCAGCACAACAAACCATCCTGAATGATACCTCTCCCTCATAAAGTATTTCTGCATGATACCTCATATTATGAGGCACATAATTAGTCACAGATTCCGGGTTGCCTTGTCTCTGTGATGGCATATTCTTTTTTAACATCTTTCAAATCCTCCAATAGTTCTTTGGCATCTATATTCTTTTGGTCATCTGCACATATCTGCGTGAATACTTCAATCATCTCCAACAGCAACCAATACTCTTTCCTACTAACATGAATGCGAATGTAATCTTTCATCTTCCTTCTCTATGTCTATCATACAAGTATTACAATAATATGTTTTATCAGACTCACATCCCATACAAGTTTTCTTGATTTTAGAATCTCTTTCAACCAATCTATCCATTTCATCCCCGGTGTATCTAATTAAATGCTCTATCTTGTCTGATAATGCCTTTAATTCGCCCAGAATCTCGCTCTTACCTACATCATCGAGGTTGAGTTCAGTATGCTGATAGAACGATTGAATTTGAGCATATACATTCTTGAGAGCCACAGTTTCCTGTGACTCCCAACTCATACCACTAATTAACATTCTAGTTTTATTATCTTTCATCTTACTTACCCCCTTCATTTTTTTCTATGAAAGATTTATAGCATTTAATCCTTGAGCAGTATAAAAATGCATTATGTGAATCTGCCATTATAGTAGTGTTAAATCGTATCATTCTTTTTGTATAAGCAATCAACTCATCTTTATCAGCTAGTAAATCATTTATATCTTCAAAATTATGAGTATCATCAGAAAGCCCACAAGCAAAGTCATCTGTAATGTTCCTAATAAAAGCATCTGTCATTTCCATCTTACTTACCCCCTTCTTTTAATATATCAAGTCTCCAATCCTTAAACTCTGGATAGGTCATGGTTCTTTTTTTAGTAGGTGCATATCTGTATATAGTTTCAACTGTAACAGTATTATTTTTTCTAGTCATTATGTTAAGAGCTGTATCATTCCAATTTTTTTCTTTTTTGGTCTGATTTCTTTCTAAAGTGAGCATCATTTTCTCATCCTTTTGTGATACAGAGGGAGCTAATTGGGATGAGACAATTTCGCCCTGATGGGCTGATGCTCCCTCTATTGTATCAAAATGTATGTTATTTAATTGTCTCATCGTTGTAAGTATAAACAAAAACAATGAGATGTCAAAGAAAAAAAGCCGATAAATTAATACCGGCTTTGTAGACAGGAATTATGAGAGTTGTTCTCTCAAGGTGAAGGATGCAGAATATCGTTCAAATGCTACTTCAGCAAATTGAATAGGTGAGTCCAATCTCACATAGTGAAATGGCCCAGTAGTTCCATCCTCCGAATAGATGAATTTTTTATAAGATTGAACAGATTGCTCAAATGATTGTAGGTTATTTTTAAAGGTTTGGGATATATTGCTAAAGTTCAATGAGAATGTGGATTTAGAACTATGTTTCTTTGTAGCGTATTCTACGCCACCTATAGAAGTTTTCACATCTGAACCGAATATCTCTTGTTCACCGATCCCTACATCTGGCTGTACTTCAAACGCTAATTTGCTTCCTACAATGAATTCAGTAAGGTTTGCAACATCTCCACTTGTAGATGCTAAATGCCAATCGGTTGTAGATGCAGAACTAAACTCCCCAACTGTCCAACCAGCAGAAAAATCTGATGTAATGTCTATTGCAGAACTAAATGTGTTCGTTGCTACTAATTTATATAATGAGATGTTATCTGTTTCTGATGCACTAAAATATAAGGCAACAAAATCAAGAGCAGTTGATGTTGGGAATGTTATCTTTAAAGCATCGGCATTATTAAAATCAGTAACTGCTGATGATATAGATTGATCTACTAACCGGGATTCGTTGGTCATACTTGCAGAATCACTCCAACTAGTTCCAGAATATGTACCATCGTTAATGGTTGCCTCTAATAATCCACCCGAATCATAATATAATGTTTTTGCCATTTAAGCCTCGTGTACTGTGACTCCAAGAGAGCCTAGTTTTCTATTAATACTTGTTACTATAAAATCCTTGCCACTAAATGAACTGCCAAATGCATTAGTACCTACATTTCCAAATGCTACAAAATCACCTATGTCTATATCGTAGAAGTCTTGATTAACTATTGAAAATGATACAATTAACTTTTGAGAAAATATATTATCAAAATAGGTATAGTAATCATCATTAACATTACCGGTTGATGGTGTAGCGGCTGGAGCAGATACCAAAGCATTTAATCGTACAGTTCTTTTGTTTTCATTACTCCCTACATTATAGGCTGTAACATTAGATGAGTTTGTTGCCTCTACTTTACTCACATATCCTTTATTGCTTACAGGATGTTTTTCATATTCGATATCCATTGAAGTAACCACATCCTCAAATGATGTTAGTTGTATATTTAAATCAATAATATCATTCTTTGTGAGTGTATGGTCTGTTGTGATTGAATCTGGTATATATACATATGTGTAATCACCTTGAGCATTGTACCTTCCAATGAATCCACCATTCTGCTGTAATTCAGTTAGACAACTATTCAACTGCTTTGGTTCAGTTATCCAGTATCTTAATGCCCAATCTTTAACAACAGATATATTTGTACCACTATCCCAATTAATAGGATCATAAGCAGAATCGTATGGTACATCATTGCCATCTTTAAAATTTCCAAATCTTTGCATTAGGTCTCTATGGGCAAATACAATTTTTGTTATTAATGCATCGCCTCCCCAAGAACTAACATCTTTCAAGCCATTAGCACCACAGTACAATTCATCTATATCATCCAACACCTTATATGAGTTTGATTTCTTATCTTGATCAGAATAATCTAGTTTTGATCTCACTTCAATCACTACATCAGCCAACCTTAAATATCCACCAAGTGTACCATCGAGGTCTCCAGATTGTTGTACTGCTTTCATCTTTAATTTTATTTCTTCACCCCAACCACTGCTACTAGAATTAAATTCACTATTACTATTATAGCCATTAGAAAAATAAGCAAATGATGATGTATCTAATCCACCAGCCAATGTTTGATTAAAAGTGGTTGTTGTGGATGCTCCAGTCAAAGAATAGTACCCAAGTATATCAGATGCACCAAAAGATTCATCTATTAATTGTATTCTAATTTCACCACTACCAGATATTGTTTTATCAGGAGTTGATAATAATTGAACACTTCCAGAAAAAACCAAATGAATACTAATTGCATCTGCAACGCCTGTTAATTGTGGCATCTTAAATTTTATAGTGGCATTGTCATTCGCTGTGAAGTCTCCTGTAATCAAGCATTGAGTATAGGATGAGGTATCTATATAATCACCATTAAAAGCATTATCATCTTCTGCCCAATCAAAATTAGTAGAATCACCAGATTCTGTTCTTTCCAATAGCTTTACAAACTGACCTTTCAATAATGATTGATTATGCCTAACTGCATACCCACTTCCAAATGTTTCATTCCCGGCATCAACAGTTGACATCGTACTAACATGATTTGCGATAGGTATAAATGAATCAACTGATTTTTCATAGAAATGAGGATATGCATTTTGAAGTATTGATCGTAATCCTGTCAATGAAAAAAATGTATCTCCTCTTCTTTGTTCTACAGGCATTGGATACAATGTTTTCCTCTTTCTAAACTCATCAATTCCAGCACTACTACCAAATGTCAATGCAACACTTTGAGAATTGCTTTGACTTGCATTCGCTGTATAATCACCATAAGCGATTGGGAAGTAGTTGTTTTTATCTGTTTTAACTTGTGGTACTTCAATGCCTTTGAAAGGATCATGCGAGACTATCTCTAGGGTTATACGATCTTGATTATGGCTAAAATTGATTAACCTCCCAGAATAAACTTGTAAACAGTTATGAAGATATGGGTTATCATTTAACTGAATAAATACCTTACAAATGCGATTTATATACTTCCTAGTTCCACCAAATATTTCTTCACTAAATGGATTCCCATTATATGTAAAGTTTGCTATTTCTAAAGATATATTTGATGTTTTACTTGTAGAATTTTTTAGAGATATTGATTCCCTTATACTAGGTTGAGATAATATTGCACCATAACTCACTCTATCATCAATGGTAGTATCTGCAAATGATATAGGAGTAAAGCTATTATTAAAGAATCTTTCTGTCGTTGATGATGCGGCTGGTGAAGATGTGATGTCATTTACTGACCTTTGAACTTTTAATGTATTTATTCCTATTTCATCATATAATCTATTTTCGTTCTCATAATTTTCAGAAATGCTGTTCCAAGTATCATTTTCATCAACTACCTTTATTAATTCGCCTGTGGTAAATACTTGAGTACCAATCGTATTCATTCTATAATAGTTGCCAATCGTGAATAAGGTTCCATCTTTTACATTAATATCAGTTTCTGTGGTGTTTAAATCTTCATTTAGCTGATTTTCTGTGCCAACCATATCAAAAGAATCATCGTATCCTAAACAGAATATCCAATTCTCATTGGTTGATGACCTCTGAAATCCACTATGCCCACTTGGGAATGTTAGGCTCAAGAATACCTCACAGCTTTTTGAATTTCCGGAACCAATGTATCTCGTACAAATTCTCTAGTACCCAATACATTGCCTTGTAGATTTATCGTAAGTCCTTGAGGTCCATTAATATTTGGAGATGATAATGGTGTCACTTGTACTCTTTCTCTTCCACCGGGATTGTCACCTACCATGATCATTTGTGGCCCAGAAGTAACAAAGTCCCCACCAGTTGCAAATTGTTCTAAATTCCTATCCATAATTTCTGAAACAGCAAGACCAGCACCAGCGGCCGCTACAATGTTAAATGGAAATGGAACACTTTTAAAAACAGATGAAACATAACCAGCAACAGCTTCCATCGTTTCTGCTCTTACTATTGCTTTCATAGTATCTTTTGCTGATTTTTGAGATAGAGCCGCAGATTTCATATCTAACATCATTTGCTCTTTCTTTTGATTTTGAGATGCTTTGCTCAATTCAAATGATTCCTCCATTAAGTCATTCATTATACCCATATCAATTATGACATCATCTAACATTTCAGCATCATGTGATGCTATAGGAACGAATGGAGTTTCAACCATTGGCAAAGCTGTTGTTTTAAATAATTCTATTGCTTTAGTATATCCTATTAAGGCTTGACTTGCTTGGTGACTTGCCTCTGTTGCTGGATTAAATGCCCTTCCTTGTAAAAAAAAGTTTCCCTTTAATTCATTTGCTTGTTCACCTAGACTTCTTAATTGCTCTTGCATTGGTTTAGTTGTATCAACTGTGATACCCAATTCTTTAGAGAATTCCTTTATAACACCTTCAGCCTCTTCTGTTCTTTGAGCGAAATTGGCTAATATTTCATCACTCTCATCAACACCATCAAGGAACTCAATAAAATCAACAGTATTTTCTGCGAATGATTGCATTGCTCTTGCAATTTTAACTACTGCCGGAGATAGCAGTTGTCCTATTGCCTCACCAGCATCACCAACTGCATTTTCCATTTGCATTAGTGTACCAGTTAGAGTATTAGCTTGTACATTTGCTTGCCCTTCAAATAACTCACCAAGAATCTTAACAGCATCTCCAGATTTCATTTGTTCAGCAGTTAAACCTCTTAATTGTGGTACTAACTCACCTAACTCACCAGCCAATCCAGAGAATGTTTTTGCTGTATTTCTTACTGCTGATTCTAATGATATCCCGGTTGCAGATGCTAGATCCATCGCTACTGGAATAATGTTTTTTATTTGATTTTCTGAAAATTCAAGAGATGCTAAAAATGCTTGTTGTTGAATGATAGCCTCATCGCCAAATGTTGAAACTTTTTGCAATGCACTCGCTTGATCAAGTAATGCTTTAGAATTACCACCCAAAGCAAAAGTAAGTTTTTTCTCTGCTTCCTCTTGTACACCAGCCAGTTCAATCGTCTTACTAAATCCAGCTATCAAACCTTTTGCTCCAAAATAGGCGGCTGATGCTATACCAACAGCCTTTCCCATTTTAGATATAGCACCATTTAATCCAGATAGTTCTTCTTTGCTCTTTTTAGCACCTTTGGTACTTATGTCTATATTAACTTTTTGAGTTGTCATTCTTTTCTGCTTTATGTTTTAATGCTAATGCCATCTCATTCTTTATGATACTAAACATTGATAATTTGAGAGCATCAGTATCATCAAGAGTTGTACCCAAAGGAATATGGTAATCTGTGATATAATGATATTCATTTATCAATGTATAATACTTATCATCAATGATATAATGAGGATTGGCAAATAAGGGAAGTAAATAATATAATTGCTGACCGATACTATACTTATGATCTGATTTTGCAATTTCATGTACTTCTTCCCAAATGTCATTTATTGTATTAAAGTCTTTAACCTTTTCGAGATAGGGGATTGAGCCGAATAAGGGAGCGTATATTGGTCGTGAGGTTGAATGTCGAACACCCAACACCAGACCGCAAAACTCAATCCCCATCTACTTTTTTTGATTCATCAGATAG